CGATCGCTTGCGCGACAGAACCCTCATCGGCATTTAGAATGGCCGCGATTTCATCCTGGGTCACCTCTCCAAGTTGAGCATTGGCGCGCGTTGTTGCTTCCGCGTTTAGCCCTTCGTCATTAATCGGCATACTAGTAGCTCCTCAAGAGCACCAATGCTTCTTGCAGATCGAGCGGAATCGCGAGCATGTCGCCCTTGCGCACCGTCACTTCTGTGGGATATCCATTGTACCATGCGATTACCCACCAATACTCTGGTTGTCCATAATATTGTGCTGCTAGTTTGTAAAACCTGTCTCCAAATGTCCATAGATGCTTGGTGGTTTTGAGGCGCGTGCGTTCGGCTACGGTTGGATTGTGGAGAATCGGCGTGCCATAGTGAACTATATTGCTCTTAACCTGGCGACCTTCACGCAGGAACTCGTAAAAGTCGATATTGTTGTTTATAATTGGTGTAAATTTATATCTTGGCATTTTTTAGGTCCTAGAAAAACTCACTCGGATCGGCGCCTGAATCGTTTAAGAGTTGGGTGAAATTTTGGCGCACGTCTACCGCCACATCGCCGGCATCTCTGGCTTCGAAGTGTGCAGTCTCTAATTCCTCTCCGGTCATCTGCCCAGCGCCAGACAATCTTCCAAAAGCCGTCATGTATTCTGCTTCAGCCTCCAGCAGCGCAGCATAGGAGGTGCGGATTGCCGTCTCGCTTGATGCTGCGATACTTTGGCTTCTTATCCATGCTTGGTTCACGGAGAGGCGAGTCTCGAGATCGAAAAACAAACCTTCCGGGCCATCCTTCACATAATAAGGAAAGGCGGTCTCTTCGCCGGTGGTGGATCCTCCACCAAATGTCCAAGCGCCGGAAGATGTGTCTTTTGTCCAACCCAGCATGTGTTCGTGAACAACCGAAAAGTCCATTTGAACCTCGATAGCTTTAGGGACGATGTTGTTGGTGGTGGTGCCGGGGGTGCCTAATTCTAAAACGCCTATATCTGGGTTCTCCATATTATGAGCAACACTTACATTCTTAATAATCCCAAGAAGACCGGTGCCGGGGACTGCTGTGGCGGCGGCGCTGGCTTTGACGCCTCCGCTCGCCGCGACTGCCGCTGCAGCGGGGGTGCCGGTGCTTTGTTGAGTATTTGTGGTCCGGAGATCTTTCAGGTCCGCGGGTGTCGCGCTTTTGCGAACCATGTTCGACATTTGAAGGCGAATGAGCGGCGATTGATTGATTGTTTGGGCTTCGTTTGGTTCCATGTAAGTTGGATAGAGCATCTGTAAGAAGCTTTGCAGTCTTACTAGGTTTTCCACCGCTTCGCCTTCGGTGGCGGCCACTATCTTCCAGGACAGCGAGATGCTGCGAGATGTCTGCTTAAACATGTGAATTGGGTCAGCACGACCATAAACAGACTCACTACTCCAATCGCTATTGTAAGATTCGTTAAAAGCCATCAAAAATGCCTTAAATCTGACACCATTCCCTGTAGGTACGTGAACCAAGTCGATTGTTAAGCCGCGATTAGCAAGAGAATCGGAGCCATCGACATAATAATTGGTCATAGTTGCCGCGGCTTGAGCCGGGAGCGTTACAGTCTTATTGCCTAATCTGATCTGTGTGCCGAGTGCGCGCTCGCCGGCGCCGGTTGCTCCGCCGGCTTGGCGAGATTCAGTGCGCGCAATGGCCTTGTTATCATAACGACCTACGTCAAAAGCAGCAGCTTTTCCTCTTTTATATGCCATTTATCTATCTCCCTCGGATGGGGGATCCCCTTCCTTGAGACTGGGCATTAGCTGCCGCGCCTCGATTGTCATCTGTTATTCTAATTACTTCGTTCTTAAACATATCATTGTCAAATTTGATATTTACTGTATGCTCCGAAGATCCGCCGCCTGCTGCCGCCATGGCTGGCGCTACTCTCGCAGATCCTCCGCCGGCTCCAACAAGAGCACGAGCGGCGTTAGTTGCTACCGCAGTGCTCTTCATTGTCATAGTGAGCGCCAATGCCTTGGAGGTTGGTATATCGTCCATTGCTTTGGCAACTCCCTTGATCGCCTTGGTCAATGCTTGTATCTTCCTTACTTCGACTGAAGCCAGACTCTCGCTAAAAGTAGCAATTGCTTCAAGATCCTTGGTTGCGATAAACTTGAGTGAAAAGGCTAATGCGCCTAGCCCTAATGCCATAGCACCGAAGCCAATGCCGGCAGCAATACCAGCACCTGTATATCCGAATATCCCGGCGGCGACCATAATCCCAAGAAGCTGCAGCGTTTTTGGTACAGTCATTACTTCAAACATCAAAGCCATTCCGGCTCCCATCAGTCCAAATCCTGCTGCAGCCACTCCAATTGATGCGATTACTAGTGCAATTGCGCCGGCTATGAGAGCTAAAGGAGGTGCTACTGCCCAGAGGCCTTTTCCCAGAGCCATTAGCCCAGGTTGGGCGCCTTGTCCACCTCTGGCAACTGCCCAGAGAGAAGCCGCAAATCCAAACATAGCCACAACGAGTTTAGAGGGTGATTTTATCATCAGATAGGTGACCAGGGCTCCGACCGCAAGACCTAAGAGTCCAAGCCCCATGCTGGCGCGTTTTCCGGAGACACCTACCATATTTTGTGATTGCGCTAGCGCGAGATCTGCAGCCGTGGCCTGGGCCTTAGTTATGTTACCCAGAGCCATTTGATTTTGTATGATCAACATTTGGGCACTTACTCTTGCTGCAGCGGCTTGTTGCATACCCAATGCGAAAGTGAAACCCATAGTGCCGAGTTTTAATGCGCCATAGGCCACGGCAATGCCTTTTACTACGCCTTTGTTCTTAAGAAGCCACTTTGTAATCGCATTGAGTTTCTCGGCTAGCCCAATAAACGCATCCGCATTGTCCTGAAGTATTGCTTGAAAAGCTTCCATGATATTCATTGATGCCTGTGCTCTTTCTTGCATCTCAACATAACTCTCTGCGCTTTCGTTTGAAGAACCAGACATCAAGTCCATGCGCCCAGACATCATAAGCGCTAAATCGCCCACATCGCTAAGTCCCAGAGAATCAGCATAAAATTGCTTCTGATAATAAGACATCTCATCGAATGAGAGTCCGGCGTTCTCTAATGATTCTCTAATCATATTGAAACGTTCGGCGGGATCGGTAGCCATCATCATGTCCATGGCATTCACGAAGTTTCCGCCTAATGCAGCGTTAAGCTTGCCTGTCATTTCTGCGGCGCCTTCAAATGTGTCAAACTTGTTGGCGAGTGCTAATACTTTCTCCATCTCAAATCCAGTGAGCCTGGAGATGCGAGCGACGTCTTTAAATGCCCTTACACCGGTGTCTCCAAATTTGGCAAACTGATTGGCCATGGAACCAAACTGGGCGGCAAGCTGTCCTGGCGCGTAGCCGAGGGCTTTGGCGGTCGATAACAACTCTCTTGAGACGCGATCTGCGCCGCGGGCGCTTTCACCGAAGAATTTCATCGATGCGTGCATTCCTCTTGATAGATCATCAAAAGCCGCCCCTTGTTCTTGGGCGAGAGCCGCAGTATCAGTGAGCATCTTTTGTTCTTGTCGCGACAGTAATACAAAATTGCTCATACTTGTTGCTAGCGCGGTGTGGGCTGCGGTTACTTCTTCTACAGAAACACCATACTCGTTCATGTCCCTCGTCTGCTGAACAAGCATGTCGTTATAACTTTCGTGAAACTGGAATTGACGCTGGAAAGCTTTCGTGGCTTTATCCACCGAGAAGATCATGTCTTTGATGGTGCCTATGAACTTATTAAATCCCGTATCGAGGAGTTTCATCCCCTGCTTTGAGGCGGCGTTTATTGCCATTTGAGTGGAGAGCCCTTCCTTCCACGCAATGCCGAGCTTTTTGGCTAATTTGTGAGTTTTATCGCTAAGGACAACTTGTTGGGCAGATTCGGTATTTATCTCCCGGACCACTTCTAGGGTAGCCTTTATCGCCACCTCTTGTTGCATGCTATCGTGAAGCTGCTCTCGAATAGCCGCGACGGCTTCTTCGTCAGCGTCGGCGATCGCGAGCTTCTTCTTGAGCATGTTTTGCAACTGCTGGCGCTGGTTACCTAAAATCTCAAGCTCTATTTCGGCGGTTTGGGCGCGGGCGTCGTCGAAAACTTTGATTTTCTTGAGATTTTCGAGATAACCCTCTAGCTTCTTGTTTTGTTCTTCAAGCTGCTCTGTCGTTTTTGTGACAGTGCCTTTGCGCTCTTCAAGGATCTTGTTCATTTTATCGGCGGTGGAGAGGTTCTCCTTCTCCAACTCGTTGAGTCTTTGTTTCTCTTTGGGCGTTAGTTCTTTTGCCATACAGGTATCCTCGCTTTTGGATTATACAATAAATAGTAGAATAAAAAAAAGACAAAGCCCAAGCTCTGTCTTATTTCTATGGATTATTGGTTCCGGGGGGTCCCATGGGATTGTTATATGGGGTGAGGGTCTGCGAATTGGAACCTCCGCCCCCCTTAGATGCGCCGTCAATTACAGCCTGCTCTCTTTCAAGCTGCTGCACTAGCCGATCGACAAACCATGTACGAAGCCCGACTGGTAAATTGTAGGCTTCACTAAATGACCAACCTCCTGAATATTTCAAAAAGAAGAACTGCTCATATACATTCTCCATGTAATCAGCGGTCAGGCCAAAAAAAGTCCGCGCCGAGCGGTACCTCCATTTCCTGTTCATAACCACAGTCGTTACACGTAAATTCTTGCTCCATTTCGATATCCGGCATACAAAGCCTATATACAATTCTTAAATGGCGCGCGTCGATTGACGGCATGTTGTTGACCAACGTGTTGATTGTTTGACCATTCTCATCACCATTAACCGCAACTATCATCTGGCGCAATTGAGTGGTGACTGTGTTTTCTTCTCGGTTCTTCTTACGTGCTGCTTCTATCTGGGATAGAAGATTTCTCTCGTCTGCACCGCAAAGAAGTTTGAAAGTCGTATCGACACCGAGTCGAGGAAGCCTGGTGGTGTATGTTTTATCTTCTTCGTTGAAGCGTACATCTAATCCACCAAACTGACCGTGGGTTTTGGGTGTAAGCTCATGCAAATAAAACGTGTGCTCGCTTGACACGCTGCATTGGGGGCAGCTTACTTTTGTTGTGTACTCGCTCCCATAGCCAGAGATGCGCGTAGCAACTAAAACAGCATTTCTGTCGCCTACTAATAAAGAATTAGGATTAATGCGCTTATCAACGACAATACTCGCCAATACTCGTTCAAGGGCAATGCCCTTCTTAAGTAATGCTCGGGAAGTAAGCATGTCTTCCTCTTTCGCGGTCATATGCTTAATCTCGATGGTCTCTTGATTGTGCAGCGGATGACCTTCGGGATAGAATAACCCTTTCGATGGTAGTTCCACAAACTCTGTGGGAACAACGAACGAAAAGGATTCTGCTTGCGGCTGCGCAAGCTGATTGGGAGGCGAGGAGTCTTGCGGGGAACCGCCTCCAAGCCTATCTTGATTTCTTGACAAATAACACCTCTCTTGTTGTTATTAAACGTTAAACATTTCTTTTTCGTTCTTGGCTACGGTTGCGATCGAGCCTTCTCCGGTGACTTCAAGGCGTGCCCAATCATATTTAAGAGTGACACTAAGTTCCGTCAAAGCATCTTCTCCATATGTAAGGTCGCCGAACTTAAGCTCTGTGATAAATGCATTCCACAGAGTCCATTTTTCTAATTCATTACCATCAGCATCGACTTGAGTAACTATTACACTACCCAAAGCATTTGCTGCCCGGGCCTTTGAAATTGAAGTCAAATCGTTGGCGTTAGCGGGTGGTGAATAACCAGCAGCCTCCACAATAGACGCCAAAGTGCCAGCCATATCTGGCTTGGTAGGGTCTACCAACGTGATTGTAACATCGTTCCATGTAACAGAACCAGGGTAGTAAAAAGTATGATTAAGATACTTGTGCTCTGCTGCGCTAATCGCAAAAGAAGGCTTTGAAGCTGTCTTTGCGTACCACGCGATTGAAGTGCCCGAGTTCGCGCCCGAATCAAGGCCAGTAAATTCGACCTTAAACCTAAATGCTCTTTTGGGCTCTAATAGTGCGCCCTCGGCGAAATTGTTGGACCAGAATGCCATACTGTGTTACTCCTTATAGTTGTAAATAGTGCTGTTATCTTTTTTTAGTCTTCAAAAGATGCACCCGAAGATGCGATCACGAAATCAATCGCGATATACTCGATTGCTCGAGCGGGTTTAATCATAATCTTGGCATACATGATGTTCTGATCGATAAGGTCAGGAGTCGTGGTTGACTCATCAAGAATCAACTTGTAGTCTGTGATA